GTCGCCGGATTGGTAAAGTCCATCGCACCGCTGACGGCACCCTGCGCCTGACCGATCAGCGGGTTACCCGCCGCTGCGCGCGCCTCTCCTGCACCCAACCCGGCAAGGGTCGGTGCCGAAAAATCAATGTACGTTTTTCCCGGAAAAAAACTGCGCGGCTGCTCAAAGAGGTTTTGGCCCTCGCTCAACACCCGCGCCAGGTGCGGAAGCGCATACGCGGGCGGCTCCGACGTGGAAGTCTGCGCGACGGTCGTCACCTCGTCGTCGCCGCCGCCAAATAAATCGCCAATGAAGCTCATAATGTCCTCGCCATGACTGTCGCCATTTCGTCGTATCCCAGCGCTTTGCTCCACCCTCGACGCCCGATGATCGTCGCCCTGGTGCAGCCGTTTTGTTTCGCGTCATCACTAACGCGCTTCTCGATTTCGCGTAGTTCGTCCAGATCGCCGCCGGCGAGCCAGTAGTGCAATTGCCGACCGGCGGGTAATTCCATCTCCTGCGTCACCACCGCGCAGCGGTCGCCGACATGCAGTGCTGCCTTGCCGTCTTCGACCATTTTCAAAACATCCCCGACCGTGTGCGTGTTGCCGCAGTGGTCAAGCGCGTCTTGGATGAACTGCCTAACCGATGACCGCGTAGGCATAGGTTCTTGTTGTCGTTGCCGATGCATGCGTGATCGTGAAGCTGTTTTTGGTGCGCGCCGAAACCCAAATATTCTCCGACGCCGCATCGCTCGTCGTCGGCATGAACAGGATCACGCTGTCGCCGCCGACGCGGTAATCAGAGACCGTTGTCGTGGTGGCCGAATTGGTCAGCGTAACCGTGCCAGTCGCGTTTAATTTGCCTTGCAGGATATTGTTCACAACTTCGGCATTTTCGCGCTGATCCGAGAACGGCGTAAGCGCGCGGAAACTGGTCGTTGCCATCAACGCAATCCTGTCGCGCGAGCGTCAACGTCAACACCCTGCGCCTGATCCCAAATGCCGCTAATGTTTAAACGCACACGATGATAGCGGCCCTCGCTCCGCACCGGCACGAAGCCTTCCGACGTGACGCTGGCGGCCGTCGAAAAAGTAACGTCGCCGGATGGAAGCGCTCGACTGCCAACTTGCGCGGTGATCGTCGGTGATTGCCCATCAACATATGGGACGACCGTATTGACCAGACTCCTGTTTTTTCCAACTTGAAATTCGCCGGTATCAATGACCGCAGCCAAGCGGTCGCCGCTGAAACTCTGCACCTTTTTGTCTTTGGCGGCTGCGAAAAAGTAACGACCGCCCATGTAAACCGAGCTATCGAGCGACGCCGGCAGCGCGTCGATGCTGGTGCTGATCGTGTCCAGAGCCTCAAGCGTGTAACCGGTCGTATATAAAGGCGCGAGAACGTCACAGTTGACGACTGCGCGGCTCCAACGATTCAAAACGTAGTTGTAGATGAGCAACTCATCATTTGACCCATCCGCAGAATCAACGGATGGAAAGGCCCAGACTACGATCTGGTTGAGCGGATCGACCGCCGCCGAAACGTTTTCGTGGGACGCTGACTTAAACCTATCAAGAAAATATCGGTTAATTTTTTCCGCGCCAATCGGCACCAGTTCCGAGCCTGACAACATATAGAATCCGTCATCGGACAGGAAAAACACGGTGCTGCCAATCGACGCGACAGAGCCGGGAACGGAGCAGCCGCGCGCCGTGCTGATTTTATCGAACTGATAAATCAGCGGCGCGCCGACGAATTGGCCGCGCACGATGCCTTTCTCAAACAGCGCGATTGCGTACTCGCCGCCAACGAGGCCGGTGCAGTCGCCCAGATCGGCAACGTCTTGGTAGTCTGATAGGTTCGTGCCGCTTGTCCAACTGGTTGCTGAATTAATGCCAGACCACCACAGCCTATAGGGTTTGACGCCATCAACGCCGTCGTTGGTGTATCCGAGCATCACTTGATCGCGGATCACCGCGACGAATTTTGCCTTCGGTGGCGTGCCGCCTAAATCCGCAAAAACTGCCGTAGCGCCCGCCACCGCCGTCTGAATATTATCGTCAAAATTCGTCGCTATAACCGTTTCGCCGAATTGGCAAAACCGCCACCGATCATCGGACGATGTGGAATATCCGCCGGATTTTGATTTATCGGTAAGCGATGAATCAGCCGTGCTGAAAAGGTAAAGTTTCCCCGCATCGCCAACATAAAGCGAAGTAACGCCGTCATCGTCTTTGGCGGCATACATGCCGTTAATATCATTCGTCGCCGCGCCGCTGATTGCGCCCAAATCTTGAAAACTTGTGTAGCCTTTGGCGGCGGGTATGACGTTTTTCGCCTCGGTCGCACCGGCGTTTTCAAATGCGGGTTGATCCGGCAGCCATTCTGCGAAATTCATCATGCCGCCAATCTCCAAGTCTCATCGCCTGTTGCCGCCGGGGTCCAAGTTTCCGAACCAGTGGAAACTTCGGACCATGTTTCGCCGCCAGCCGACACGGCACTCCAACTTTCGCCCAGCTTTTCATTCGTTGCGCTGGTCGTAATCGCTACCGCCGCCGTGCCGCTTACCTCGCGCGTCATCACGGCGCTGGCAGTGCATGTTATCGCTATCGACGCCGCCGCTTCGCCGTCGTAAACCATCGCCATACTTGGCGTGTTTGCCGTAATGGCAATCGATGCCGACGCCGTTGCTGCTTGTACGCGCGTAGCCGTCGCGCTTACGGTCAATGCGATAGCGGCTGTGCCGCTAACGGCTAGCACCCGCTGCGCGCTGCCCGTTGCCGTAATGGCGATAGACGCGCTGCCGGATACGCCTGATATAGCGTTTGCTGTACCCGTCGCAGTTACGACGATTTGCGCGGGACTGCCGAAGCTCGTAAGGCTGTCGAGCGACGTTGTAATCGCATCGAGTGACGAACTTAATGCGTCTAACTGTTCGAGCGTCGGCGCGTTGCGATAATTCGCAACCTCGCGGATCGCGCGCGTGTCCCAATCAGAACTGTCGAGCGAAAGGTCGAGGGTGTCGAGCGTGCCCCAGGCGTCTAGCTGTTCAAGATTTGGGCCGACGACTTCAGCCATCTTACGCCGCCGTCACCGTCAGGTCGCCGCTGTTGATACGCATCACGTCGCCGCTGGCGATTGTCTTCGACGCTGCAAACGCGCCGTGGATCAAGAGATTGCCGCTACTGCTCGCGTCGAAAAGACCCCAATGACTTACAGCACCCCACGATCCGGTCGCGGTCGGGAAATTCACGGTTGCATTCGTTGCGGCGCTGCCGCTCGACGCAGCGGCGAACGTAGCCGCCTGACGGGCATACCCGCTGCCGCTTAATTCGGTTCCGCTGTTGTCGTCGCCAAAGCTGCCGGTGGACAAGCCAATATAGACGTTCGACGGCATCGTGTATGCGCCGACGCTGCAAATGTGGTCGAGAATTTCATTCTCTAGATGGTCTGACATGGCGCTCATGCAACTTCTCCGTAATCGCTCGTTAGTGTCAGTGGACCGGCGAACCGCGCACGGTCTTCGTCGGCCTGGATCGCGGCGGCTGCGCGCTGGAATAGCGCGTCATGCTGCGCCTGTTTTTGGTCGTCCATCAGGTAGCCAAATGCTTCCGCGAGCGCGCCGTGCAGATATAAATCTGGATGGCGGGTGAGAATATTGTTCGTCGTGTTCGCGTCGCTTAACGCGCTGACATTCGCCACATAGGTAATCTCTGCCGTATGCGTGTCGTCGGGCGTGGGCCGGAAATAAATCTCGGTGCCGACAATCGAATACGCCCGTGGCTTGCCGTTGCCGGTCGATGGGAATTCCCGATCCGCCTGTTCCGGCGTCATGTACTTGAGGATCGTGCGCGGCGAGGTGTTTAAACGGACGTGGCGGATGGCGCGCACATCGGTCGGCAGCGACACATACGCATCGCCTGCCGTCAACGTCGCGGTCATGCGTGTTTCCTGGCTGCGTGTTTCTAGTTCCCGGTTCATACGGGCTTCGGCCAGCGCGATAAATTCGGCGGCGCGGTCTGCCATATCGGTGCGCGCGAGCCAATTGTCTATCGCGGTTTTTAGCTCCGCGAAGGTCGAAATCGCCATCAGATTTTTCCTGCGGTCGTCCTAAAAAACCGGTTCTCGGGATCGTTCAGCCACTTTTTCCAAGCGGCCAAATTGTGCTTCGGCTCGCCCAGCTTTCGGACAAGATCGTAATAGAGAGACGACGGGATATCCGCGACCTTGTGATGATGGTGGCTGCCGGTCTGATAACCACCGGGTTGCCAATCGTTCGCGGCGCGCTTGTTGGCTTCCAGGATCGGATCTACCGCTTGCCGCGTGACGACGTGCATGTCGTCGCCGCTTGTCTCGAAAGTAGTGACTTTGCCGGGTGCTTTGCTCAACAATTTCTTCATATAGAAAAAGGGAGGGCCGAAGCCCTCCCCCTCCGTTAGGTCGTTGACAACCGTTAGGT